GAAAATCTACGCTAAGGTCGAAGACCTTGATGTAGTCAGCATAGACGCGTTTAGGGATGAGTTTTTAGATCGTCTGGAAAAGTCCCCATCTGAGACCGGGATTAAGATGCCGTGGGGTAACACTCACGATAAGGTCAGGCTACGGATGGGTGAATGCTCAGTCATAGCCGGGATTAACGGACATAAAAAGTCAACCTTCATTAGCCAGATCATGGTTCACGCTGCTCAGGAATGCATGGTGGGCCTAGCGTCATTTGAGATGGACGTTGAGGACACGGCTAAGCTGATGTGCAAGCAGGCTGTCGCGGTAAACAACCCGTCTCGGCAGATGGGCGAGCGGTTCGCAGAGTGGATTGAGCCCAGATTCTGTTGGTATCGCGTTTTGGGCGGAGTGAAGCCGCTGCAGAGCCTGGGGGCGATTGCGGCTATGGCGGAGAGAGGCTGCAAGCTCATTGTCATTGACAACCTTCAGTTTACGGGGGTCTCAGATGACATCGAGCGCGAGCGGCTTTGGTTCAATCAGGTGATTGGCCTTGCTTCAGCCCTGAAGGTTCATATCTGCATTATTCACCATGTCAGAAAGCCCGACCGGGGAGGTGATGAGTATGTCCCGACTCGATTTGATATCAGGGGCGGCAGCACAATCGTTGATCAGTGCCACCTTTTGATTATTGTCTGGCACAACAAGCTCCGGGCGAAGATTAAGACCAAGCAGGAATACGGCATATCGCTTGATGACAAGGAGCGTAAGGTTTTGCAGGAACAGGCCGACTTCCGGGCCATAGTGGCGAAACAACGCAAGGCTCCATTTGAGGGGATCATTCAGCTGTATGACACGGCCGGTCAGACCTTCAGTGTAGGTGAGCGCGTCACGCCGCCAAAGATCCAAGAATTGCTGTAGGAGGGAGTCATGGGTGAATTTTGGATGGTAAAGAGCGCGGATGACATCACGCAGAGGCTGGTCTTTTTTGAGGATTGGCTGCGGAAGAACTGGAACTGGGAAAACCCGGTTCAATGGAAAGTGTCACCGTATAAGCCGAAGCGCAGCCTGAGCCAGAACGCGCTGTTTCATTTGTGGGTGAGAGAGATGACCGTCCATTTCCAGAAGACGATGCCTGACCTCACTGAAGAGAAAATGAAGACCCTTGTGAAGTACAAGTTCCTCGGAACCTCAGACCTTGTTGTAGGTAAAACAATAATTAAGGATCAGGTTCGTGAGACCAGTTCTCTGGATCGCGGGGAGATGCTTGAATTCATGGATAAAATTCAAAACTGGTGCCTTGATCTTGGTGTACAATTGACCTGTCCAGCGGATTCGGAGTTTATGACACTCAAGGGGGGCTAGGTGTCGGAACATCCAATGATGCAGTTCTGTGAAACAGAGCGGCAGCTAGAAATATACACTTTAAAGCACCAAGGGCTGAACCATAGAGAGATTGCTCAGCGCCTGGGTATAGATACCCGCAACCTTTACCGAGTCATGCGCCGGGTCAAGGATCGCGCTGCGAAAGCCGGGTATAGCCCAGAGCATGATTGGAATCACCCTGTCCCAGACGGCCACAAAATCAAGGGCGTATCGACGTTCTATGATGATGACGGCCGCATGGTGCGCCAGTGGGTTAAATCCCAGACCGACGAGAAGCGCCAGTTTGAGATTTTGATAGAACGGTTAGAGGAAGCGCACCAGGACGTCCCAAGGTTTAAGCCAACCAAGAAGCCTGCCAAGGTAGAAGACTCGTTGCTGAGCCTTTTAACGATCACCGACTTCCATCTCGGTATGTACGCCTATGAGGCGGAGACCGGCGAAGATTGGGATATCAAGATCGCCCGGGATGTATTTCTAAACTCTATCCACGATATGGTGTTGGCCTCACCCAAAGCCGGTACCGGGATGCTTTGCCAGCTGGGGGATTTCCTGCACTGGGACGGGATCCTCAATGTGACCCCCCAATCGGGCCATATTTTGGACGCAGACACCCGGTACGCGAAGCTGGTTGACCTCACAATGTCAGTAATGGCCGAGGCGGTAAACATTATGCTGGGCCATTTCGGCAGGGTGGTTATTGTGAATGCGGAGGGAAATCACGATATTTCTGGCTCCATCTGGCTGCGTAAACACCTAGCGCATCTGTTTAGCAAAGAGCGACGGGTAGAGGTGATTGATAATGACTATCCCTATTACGCATACCTACACGGCCAGACCATGCTCGCCTTCCATCATGGGCACAAGATGAAGCTCCCGCAGCTGCATAAGCTGTTTGCTAGCGAGCCTCGATTCCGAGAGATGTGGGGCAAATCTAACTACACCTACATCCATACGGGCCATTACCATCACGAGCGAGTGGTAGAAGATGGCGGGGCGATAGCAGAGCAACACCCAACTTTAGCCGCCAGAGACGCCTATGCAGCGCGTGGAGGCTGGGTGTCTAGGAGGGGCGCAAAGGTAATCACTTACGATAAAATTGACGGGGAGATATCAAGGATCACAGTGAGGCCCAGGCTATGATGCTAATCGCAGCGGAATTACCAAAAAACAAAGGTATGGTTGTGTTTTTGGTGTCAACCATAGGCGGCTGTATGACCAACTCCTCAAACCCCTCAGAAACGGACGTTTACACTGACAACTTCCCTGAAGGCGTGACAGTAGATGTTGAGATAGACCGCTTTGCAGAGATGTGGCAGACTGCTTTATCGGTGGGTGAGATTGAAATAGAAATAGAAGACGACTCGGGAGGGGATAAGACATGCCATTAGAGGCTCATATCAGCCAATTTGAGAATACAAGGAAGGCTTTCACTGGATGCCGCGAATGTGGGCGTGTATTCACTAGTACGCAGGCTTTTGACCAACACCGCGTGGGAACGTATGGGGTAGATAGGTCGTGCGCTACAGACCTCACTGCAATCGGATTATGCTTGGATGATGTTGGGCGTTGGAAAAAGGATCGCTCTGGTGTCAATTAAGCGTGATCAGGCGGACGTCTGGTTTAGCAAGGCGGTAAGGCTTAGGGACGGCTTTTGCGTTCGCTGTGGCAACTCTGAGACGCTCCAGGCTATGCATGTTGTTGGAAGGCGCAACAAGGCCGTGAGATGGTCTATGGATAACGCTGCCGCTGGGTGTGCCGCCTGCCACCGTTACTTCACTGAGAATCCGCTGGCGTTTACTGACTTCCTTGAGCAGTTATGGGGTAAGGGTCACCTTGAAATACTTAGGGAAAAGGCCAGAGAGATACTCAAAACAACCAAGGATTTGAGAAAGGAAATCAGCGCCCACTACCGGGCAGAGGTTAGAAAGAAAGAAGAAGATCCAGATCATGAGATTATAAGCTACAACTGAATATAACAAATCGGTATATCCAGTTAAGTAGATTGGGCGTAAAATCAACAAGAGCGTAGCATTAGGGAGATGCTTATGTCTTTTGAGCCTGTAAAGCGAGAGGTTTTAGATACTTTTATCAGCCAGAAGTATCACTGGCATACTCTGACGCCAGAGCAGCAGATGAGTATGGCTGTAGAGCTCCAGAAGCACCGCTTCCTTGAGAAGCATTACATGGAGTTTATTGACCAGATAATGGCTGACAAGGACGCATTCAGACGTTACAGGGAGCTCGTTAGTGGCAACAGATGACCAAGTTAAGTGCGCTGTAGAGGGAGCTATTCAGGCCGCAGAAAGAAGCGGCGGAGACATGGCTTTAATTCAGGGGCTCAGGCTTGTCCCGCTCTCACTCGCCAGAAAGGATGAGATCCTTGAGATATTCAGATGCCCGAAGCATTTGAGATGTCCAGATAGGACGTTCTACACTCTGTATCACAAGATCCCGCGCCACTCCAACGGCGAGCTTGGGCGTCGAAAGGCTAGATGAAGTGCGTAGCGTGGGGGTTCATAGAAACGCCAATCTAGCCAGCCCAAGCGTCAAACATGAGCAGGAGGTGCATATCAAATGGCACCCCATAGAGCCGGGAGAGATGCCATCAGAGGCAGACACGGTTCTTGTGGCGTTTAGTGACGGGTCAGTAGAGTCCTATCCAATAAGCGATGAGGACATCAGCCTGGGAGTCATCAGGTGTGGACATGAGGTGGGGCAATACTGGGCCTACTCAATCCCGCACCCTGACTTTGATATAATAGACTAGCAGTGAAGGAGCGACCAAAAACCGCCCCGGACTACTTAAAGTTGATACTGGCGGGAGATCGGATTCACTTTACCTGCGCTGATATTGCAGAGATGCTCGACATACCTTTCAGGAAGGCGAGAGCAGCGATTGAGTATGGGATCATTGATGAGACCATCAGGATCAGTGTGATGTATAGCTCAAGGCTAGACAGACCAACAGAGTACGAGCTCGCCAGCTGGCGGAAGGAATGGATAACAAAGCCGTGGAAGTAGAAGGACAACCTCAAGGCCGAGGAAGGCCAACCAAGCTCACTGATGAGGTCAGGGCCAAGGCGATCGAGTATATCGAGGTTGGATACGAGAATGATGAAGCTGTCCCTACAATCGAGGGATTGGCTGTCTACTTGTCTGTAACGCGCAGGACTCTCTACAACTGGCGTGATTCTGACGAAGATTTTTTATACATCTTAGACACTTTGTTAGTAAATCAGGCGAAGAAGGTGTTCTCAGGCGCTCTCAGAGGCGATCTAAACCCGACTATCAGTAAACTAATGCTCACCAAGCATGGCTACTCAGATCGTCAGGAGATTGATCACAGCAGTTCTGACGGGTCTATGAAGCCAACAGTGATTACGCTGCAGGGCGTAAGGGCAGATGCAGCAG